AGCTGGACTCCACGCAACTAAATGTTGATGATTGTATCTTTGATTTAAAGTGCATACTGCTACTTTCTTTTTACCTATTTTTTCTAAATAATCATCAAATTTTTCCATCTTATTTTCTGATGTTTTTTTATAAATATCTTCAGTAATTATTTTTTTATTTAATCTTGCTACTTTCATTTATTAATATCATAATAATTAGTTAAGATATTCTTTGCCATATATAACAAGTTATATATGGTGGCATATTATTATGAGGTTGGCTTCCACCTGAATATTGAGCTAAATCAACTCCATTATAATCTCTAGATGTTGACGTAATTCTATAATCATAACCAGCCCAACCACTTCTATTTCCGTTATCAGTTAATGATTGAATATGATTATGTTTTGGCATTTCTTCTATTGTTAAAGTATGCTTTTTTTCTCCACCAATTTTATTTATTTCATTAAAATCATCATCATTTTCATCAATTCCTACAAGTGTTCTTCCTTTTGCTATTAATGTCCACGTTTGTCCTCTATATATTATATTGGGATTGTCAGTAGAAGACATCGTTAATATAATTCTTCCAATTGGATAATATGGATATGGCAAAATGTAATCACCTAATAATTTTAATAAACCACTCTTAACTAACATAGGTTACCTCTTAGGAGGTAGCTATAATATGCATCCTCCTTTGTTTGTTTGTTTGTTTGTTTGTTTGTTTGTTTAATCCTGAACTTTTGAAGAAGTTCTGTCAATATTTTTTTCATTTTTCCTCCTTATTCAACTTCATATTCTTCAACTGCAATTACTTGCAGATAATTACTACCTAAATTACTTAATTCATTTTGAAACTCTGCTTTATAATTTTTTTCCCATTCGTTTAATTCACTTTCTTTTGTTGCTTTAAAATTATTTAAATCTTCATTAACTTTTGCTGTAAAATTATCAAACCTGTCCATTTGCTCATTTATAGCATTTGTCATTAAATTTAATGTTGTCGCATTTAGTGGTGTATCACTTTCTTCAAGAATATTTTCCAAATCATCTTGTATTTCATAGTCAACAATTTTACCAGTTTCTATATTTTTAAGTTTTATTTTTCGTGGATTAACCATTTTTCTGTCTTTCCATATAATATTAATTGCCATTTATTACCTCCTTTATACTTTTTAATTCTTCTTTTAAATTATTAACCTCTTGTTGTAAACCTTTTATACAGGTTAATAAGTATTTATCTAAGACGTTGGTATCATATTGTTTATAATGTACTATTTCTTTAGAGTTTTTATTAAATTTTTCTTGTTCCATAACTGATGGATCTATATTTTCACCATCTATTTGTGCATATTCATCAGTAAAATCGAAAAAATTCTCATAACCATCTATTTCTTCAATTTCATCAATAATGAAGCCATACTGTTTTCTTTTATCATATAAATTATATTTATACTCATAATCATATATATTAATTGAATTTAAAATGTCTAATGCTTTTTGATATTTTAATTTGCTAAATTTTTTGATATTTTTCTTTAATATCTTACTTGATGCATTTCCACCGTCTGTTTGTATTCTTCCTGTTTTACCACCATTTCCAGTAGCCCAACAACTTGCTGAACCATCTGCAACTAATTTAACTTGCGACCATAAATATATATAAGCTGTATTACCTGTGATAAATTGCATACCTGTATTACTTTTAAACGTTAACAGTGCATCACCACCATTAGTAATACCTATGTTAGCTATTTGATTTCCTACAGAGTTTTGATTTGTAGCGTCTCTGAATGATATTGCATTAAGACCACTTCTAGCAATATTCAAAGCACTTACATAAGGATGGAGAGAACTTAGAAAAGATAAATAACCAGTACTATTAGATAATTGTGCCTTACCTTGGTTATTAACCAAAAAATTCGCTCCTATTGTGATAGAACCACCATTTATAGAATTACCATTTAAATAAGAACCGTTTATAGATCCTCCACTAATTGAAGATGCACTAACTGATGTTCCAGTTATTGACCCTCCACTAATTGAAGAACCATTAATATTACCTCTAAAATTACCATTGTTAGCAGTCATATTACCCCATTTATCTACTGAAAAATTATTTGAAACAATACCCATGTCCTCCGCTGTTAAATTAAATGTTTTCCCTTGGAAATTTAATTTATTAGCCTTTATAGTTATTTCCTCTGGGCTTTGATTTATACTTGATATAACTTCATTCTTACCTACTGTTTTTCTTGCCACTAATGTAATTCTATCGTTTGCTTGTGTAATTGATGTTGATAATTCTACTTTAGTTGCAAAAGTTTCATTAAAATCATTTTTTAAAAGGTATTTAATATATGATTTCCCATTACTACCTATGATTCTTATCTGATTATCACCATCAAATAGTTCTATATTTATATCTTGACCACTAATTAATTCTTCTAGTTTTGGTGTTTCTAATAAATATGATTTCCCATATTTACTAATTCCTATTTTTCTGTATAAAGTAGCATGTCCCCCTATAATTACTATTTCATCGCTTATATCGCCTAAAAATAGCAAAGGTCTAGAAACTTCAATGTTATATTCCCTTTTATTATTTTCTTGAGAAATTTCAATTGTATAAATCATTTTTTAAACCTCCTAATTTTAATTGATTAAATGGGTAAGTTACTTCACCAGGATAAATATTGTTATATTTTTCTTCACTTCCATATAATTTAAACTCCAAACTATCTCTCGCAAGTGCTTTATTTGCAATATATGTTCCTTTTTCAGTCATTTCTTTTGTTAAATTAATATTATTAACAACTTGGCTTTCAATACTATCAACATTGAATTTTAATTGTGTGACTTGATTTTGAAGTTGAGAATATCCTGCAATAACTGATGTATTTAATTGCCCTGTTTTAATAAAGTCTGCTACTATTTCTCCATTTGAAGTAATTGCAGTTTCATAAGTTCCGTTAATACCCGTTTTCGAATATCCTATTCCACCAAGCCCAAATTTCCATACTTTAACTGCTTTGTTGATATCTGGATTATCCATTAAATACATTTCGCCAGTATTTTCATTAATAGAAATATAGCCTTTGAATGGATGTTTAAGTAATTTAGAAGCCTCTTCTTTTGCTTTAGATAAAATATTTACTGGATTTGCTTCATTCATAAAATTATTAATCTCAGCTTTATTTTCAACTGTAGTTCTAACAAAATTAGGTTGGATTGAGCCAAGTTCTAACTTTTCTATTCTATTTTTTGAGCAATTATAAATAGTTTTTACAATTCTTGTTTCAATATTTAAATTAAAAGTTGGAATATAACAATTTACAGTATCTCCTAAGTGTGCAGTTTCTAAATTAGAATAATTTTTATATTCTTCTGTTTTTGAAAGTTCTATAAAATCAATTTCGACAGATATTTTTGGTTTATCTATACCATTTTTATACATTTCCAATACTGTCTCTCTCATTTTTTGAAATGTTTCTTCTTGAGAAGTTTCTTCATCTACTCCAATATCTGTTAAATCTAATTTATAAATAAATGGATTAAAATAATTATTAATAAATGAGCTATCAATATATTTTTCTGGTAAAAATAAACCATCTTTGCCTTGAGGAATAATTCGTGTTGCTACTGTAGATAAATCTAAGTTATATGTAGCACCAACAATATTTTTACCTTGTCTTAAAAATAATTTATTACTACTGCCTCTTTTTTCTAATAATTTAATGTGAAAATTATCTATTTCTAATTCTCCACCAAATCTTTTTAGAATCGAATTATCACTACCATATATTATTTCAATTGGATTTTTTCTAACGTATCTCGCTGATTCTATCTTTACAGTATTACCACTTACTGAAAAATTATTAGGATATTGAGTATTGTTTAATACCCATTCTAATGCTTCATGTCCTGTTTTATTTTGTGGATATGTATCTTCGACAAAGTTTTTTTGCAAGTCAAATATGATGTGTTTTGCAAGTATATAAATACTATTCAATTCTTTTTTTATATACCAAATTCTAAATAATTGACCATTTGCTTTAATAATGTTTTGTTCAATTAAATATTCGCTATTAAATCCATTTTTAATATATTTAAATTCAAGATTATATTCTGCATTTAAAACTTCCGTTATTTTAGGTTCTTCAGTAAAATCTTTTAACACTCCATAACCTAAATTTTTAAAATTTTCTATAAAAAGAGGAATGTTTTTACTATAAATAGTTATCATAGCCATCCCTCCTTATAAATTATTTTGATTTTTGTTATTCCACTTCCAAGAGTTATAGCATTTTCTCCATTTTTTAAATATGGAAATTCTTCTAAGTCAACTTTATCATTTTTATTCATATTATTTTTAGTACAATTCATAAGATTACAATCTATGACAACTTCAGATTCAGTAACTGTAACAGGTATATTGTTAATAGTTATAGTACCAATTCCAAAAACAATAAAAATTAATTTAGCATTAGTGTTTCCATCAATACTAATATTTTGAGATTTTGTTATTTCAATGATCTTTTCATTAATAGAATAAGCAATTGGATTTAATTCAAATTCTAAAGGAAATTCTCTTAAATATTGTAAATATTTAGATATATCTATTTTATTACTAATTACTGCATCATATTCTCTATTAGCTTCTGTTGATAATTCTAATTTGCCCTTGCCAAGATATAAAGATTTAATTTCATCTATATGATCTAAATTCTTTAAAATACAATTAATTTGATATTTTTTGGTTTTATAAGTATTGTTATCAATATATAGATTTCCATTTCTTCCTGCAATTTCGATGGATTCTATATTTCGTTCAGCTCTAATTATTGGAGGCATTTCTTTAACGATAATTCCTAAATCATTTGAATTAACATTTTTAAATTTAAATGTTTCCATTATACATTTACCTCCTTTTTCATTAAGAAAAATAATTCTTTAGCTATTTGTTCAATATCATCATCTTTTCTCACTTCTAATTTTTCAATATTAATATTATTGTTATAAATTACTTGCTTTTCTTCTTTTGGTTCTTTTTGTTGTTGGATAAATTCTTTGTTTTCATCTGATGTTAACACCCTTTCTCCTTTATGAAGAAGTGCTGGCATTTCGTCATATGGAACATAATCCATACCAACTCTTAATTTTTTAATTAATCCTATATTTATACCTTTTCCACCAACACCTGGTACCCAATCTGGTATTTTTATTTTATTTAATCCTTTGATAAATCCATTTATAATATCAATAATAAAATTAATTGGTGCTTTAAAAATATTACCTAAACCTTGTGCTATATTCTTAAATATATTTTTTACATTTTCCCATGCACCTTGCCAATTCCCAGTAAAGACATTTTTGATAAAATCAATTATATTATTAAAAACATTCATTACTACTTGTACTTGATTTCTAATATACTCAAATGCTCCACCTAAACTTGCTTTGATTACTCCAGCAATAACACTAAATGCTAATTGTAAAGGTGGCAATATAAGCTCTAACATTACTTTAAGTAATGTTATTAGTGGAGGTAGTATTAAATTAATTAAATCTGTTAAAGGCTTTAAAAGTTCTACAAATAATTCAATAAATGGAGATAACAAATCAAAAATAGGTTTTAGTAATGGCAATAACGGTTCAATTAATTTTAATAATATTGGTAAAACCATTTCTACTATTTGTAATATAGGTGGTAATAACATTTCTAACAATTTAATTATTATTGGTAATATTGCTTCTATCAATTTTGAAATAAAAGGCATTATTTTATTAAATAACTTGAGTAATATTGGAAATATTTTCTTTGCTAATTCAATTAGTGGTGGCAATAATCCTTTTAATAATCCACCTAAAACTGGAGCTAATCCAGTAAATAAACTCTGAATTGTAGGCAAATTTTTAATAACTAAGTCTAAAACCTCTTGAATTACTGGAAATAATGCACCATTTATATTATTTAATATTCCACCAATCGAAGATTTTATATCAGCCATTGTATCTCCAAATTTTACTCCTGCTTTAACTGATTTTTCGCTCATTACTATTCCGAGTTTATCAGCATTATTTTTTAAAGCTTTTATTCCATCTGAACCCTCAGCTAGTAATGGTTTCATATCAACAAACGCTTTACCAAATAATTCAGTTCCTAAAGCCGTTGTTTCTGCTGTATCTCCCATATCAGCAAGTTTGGTTAAAACATCATTATAAATATCAGTAGAACTTCTCATATTACCATTGGAATCTCTAACTGATACACCTAATTTTTCAAACATTTCACTTGATTTTTTATTTCCAGTAGCAACTTCGCTCAATCTTTCATTCATTTTCTTAGCAGATTTTTCTAAACTTCCAAGCTCTATACCAGATTGACCTGCAGCATATTTTAATCTTTGTAATTCTTCAACATTTATTCCAGTTCTTAAGCTTGCTTTATCAAATTGATCAGCAGTATCTGCTGATTTATTTGCCATAGCTGTTAAACTTCCAACAATAGCACTTCCAGTTCCTACAACTGCAGAACCTATTTTCACTGCTGATTTTGCTACTTTTCCAAATTGTTCTTTGAAACTACTAGAAGCAGATTTAGCTGTTTTAATAGTTTCATTTATTTTTTTTCTTGAATCGTTATTATCAATAACAATTTCACCAAATAAACTGAATAATTTTGCCATAGTCTACCTCCTATATCATTCCATAATCTTTTAATATTTCTTCTCTACTTCTCATATGTTTATTGATAGGTTCTGCTTCTAATTCACTTGATTGCCCAGATATATATTTAAATATTTCATATATTAATTTTGGTATTTCTTGTTCTTTTTTAATTCCATAATTTATACAATTATTTAAAAGAGAAATTGGTTTATTTTCAAAAAAAGCAATACCCCCATAATACTTATATAAAATGTGTAGGATCATTGGTGTTCCAAGTCCTACATTTATGATAAAAAATCTCTTACACCATCAATATTTAATATTTCTTTAAATATACCTATAGCATCTTCTGTTTTTGCTTGTTCTATAGAAATTTTTTTATATTTAGAAATTAAGTCATAAACCTCATCTTTTACTTTATATAATTTAGTGAATATTAAAATAATAACTTCTTGCCCTAATTTTTCTAAATCCTTTTTTTCATCTCCTGTATTTACTTCTAATTGTTTTAATTCATTAGCAATACCCATTTTGTCTATAATTTCACTTAAAGACATAATTATTTCTGTTTCTATTTTTTTCATTTTTCTCCTCCTAATAAAAAATAGTTGGTTTTAGCCAACTATTGGATTTGTGTCGGCATCTTTGACGCTCCAAATTGGATCATCTGGATTTGTATAATCATAATGACCGATAAATTCTAAATTATGCTCATTTTCTGCTTTTGATGTTGCTTTGAAACCAAATGCTCCCTCGTGCATTGGATTTTTTAAAGTTAATATTTTAAATTTTCCATCTAATGTTTTTGTTATTATTGCTACATTTTTTAAATAATTATCTTCTTTAATCAATCCAAATTCACCTTGTTTGATTTCTTTTGTTGTTTGTTCTAATTTTGAATTAGGAATTGCAAGTTTTAAAACTTCTTGACTACAATCAAGTGAGGCAACCTTTAATAAAACATCTTCACCATCTTTAACTTGTAATCCTTTTGTTTTTCCTTTTCTTCCATCGTATTCGATATCTCTAATTGTAGGAGTTGCAGTAAATTCTGCTCCACCCCTTGTAGGACCTAGAACTTTCTCTGAACTTTCTCCTAAATCAACAACTACAATACCTTCATCAATTTGAATTTTTTCTGTTTGAGCTTTTGTCAATCTAATTAATCCCATATTTAACCTCCTATAATAAATATTCTTGCAGTCAATGACACTTCTCTAATTATTAAATCTTGTTCTATTGATTTAACACTTCGTGAGTTGTCCCAACCTATATGAAATGCAATAGTATCATCAATATAATGATATCTATCTAATTGCTTTTCTAAATTTTGCATTATATCTTCAGATATAATCTTTGATAATTCATTGTTGTATATCTCAATAGTAAACATTATTGTTTTTCCCACATCTAAATCATTGATATTTATCGTTGGAATAACACAAAATGGAAATGATGCACTGCTTGGAACTTCTTCGTAATAGCAAGGACAAATTTCATTGATTTTTTCTATAATTTTTTCTAAAAATAAACTAGCCAACTTCTTCCTCCTCATAATCAACATCAACACTCATTCCAGCTTCTATCTTCATTTGTTCTATTGCTTGTAGTGCTTCGTTTTCGCATTCTTTTATCTTATCAATATTACTGAATACTGTACTTCTTAATAAATCAACACCTTTTTCGCCTGGATGTTTCACCTCAAAACCAAATTTTCTACCTTTATAATCTTTTAATTCATAACTTAAAAGTTTAATTACAGATTTACTCTTTTTTTGTTTTGTTTGAATAATATGAGATGAGGTGCCAAATTCTAACCAAGACGGATTAACAAAATATTTAATACCATATTTCTTTTTCATATTCTTACGAGTGAGATATCCTAATTCCATAAAAGGTATTCCACTTTCTTTATCAACTTTAATTCGTGCTTTCACGGCTTTCGCCATATTTCCAGTATGTTTATGTTTAGCATTTAAATCATCTTGTATTATTTTAGTTACTATTTTTCCAGCTTCACGCAATCCTTTTCTCGATAATTTTTGCATTGTTTTAAAAGTTTCAGTTGATCTATCAATAAATTCTATTTTAGGTTCTTTACTCATTATCAATTACCATAGATGTTAATATTATTTCACTAATATCTTCTTTTTTATAAAATCTTATAACTTTATAAAGCTTATCTTGATATTTAAAATGAGTTACATCATCTAAATCAACTAATCTCAACTGAACTTTTATTTCTGGTCTTAATCCAACACTTTGAGCTTGATAAAATTCTGTGTATCCTATTGATTTGACATTACATAATACTTTTTCTTCTTTGTATGATACTCTTGGTCTTTTTAATTTATCTAAAGTTTGAATTTCTTTACATAAATAGCCTACATCTTTGAAAAACATACTATTAATCCTCTTCTTTATAAACTATTGCTAAATGTTGTTTGAGTAATTTATAACTTTCTTTAAACTTTTCAGAATCAGGATTATCATAACCAAAACTTGCTTTAACATATTGTTTTATTGCTTTAATTATCAATGGATCATCTTCTTTAATTAAAGATTTAGCAATGCCAGATATTTCTAAATCTTTTTTACAAGAATTTATTTCATCTTGTATCTCATTATCGTAAGCATCATTACTTATTCTTAATGATAGTTTTATTTTTTCTAACATTGCTATCTCCTCCTATATATTTCTATGCACCTTTTTTAATTTGAATAAAGGCTTCTTCTATTGCAGGTTTACCATCAAAAATTGCAACACCTAAATATTTATAACTATTTGTGTCAATATCATATGCACTCTTAACATTTACATCTTCTGCTAAATTTGCAACATATTTTTTCATATTTCCTAAATATGCTTCAGTATCTGCAATTGAATCATCAAGTAATACTTCATATGAATATACATAGTATTTTCCATCTACTATTCTTACTAATTCATTTTTAGAGTTATCTTGTAATGGTAATAAATCATTAAATAAGAATTTCTTATTTATATACATTTTTGCACCTGCATCATATCCAGATGGTAATAATCCAACTGCTTTTCTTATTAAATCTGATGTTATTGTTGGTGCTTTTACTTGATTAGATGCATTATAATTTATTTTTTGTATTCCTTTTGCTTCTCCATTTCCAGTACCATTGAAAATTAAATTTGATAATTTCTTAGCAACCATTTCAGCAATCATATCTTCTAACCAAGTTTCAAATGAATCGATACTCATAGTTTTTACACTGTCTGATATTTGAATTTTCTTTGTAACTTCATATCCAGATAAACTTACTTCTACTAAAGTATCATTATCTGAATTAATTGAAGCATTTTCTCCATGCTTATTTGCTTCAGTTTTTACTCCCTCTACTGCAAATTTTACATTTCCCTTTGTTTTTAATAATGTAATATCATTTAATACTGGTGCTATTGTTATTATTTTTTTTATAATTTCTTTTGCTGTTTCTTCTGGTACTACTGCACCTGCACTTGTATTTTCGGTTGTTAATGCTCTTTTTTCTTCTTCTGTTAATTCCTTACCTTGTAATTTTTTAAAAAATGCACTTCTATATACTTTTTTAGCATCCATATTATTATCCTTTCTTTCTTCTGATTCTACTTCTGTTCCAACCATGCCTCTTTTTACTTTTTCAAGTGTTTGTTTTCTCTTTTCCGCACTTGCCATTAAACTTTTTTGTTCTTCAATTAGACTTTTACTTTCTTCTTCTAATTCTTTTGTTTTTGCTTCATCTGTATTTTCATCTTCAAGTTCTGTTACTATTTCTTGAAGTCTTTTAATGATTTCTTCTACTCTCTCTTTCATTTTATTACCTCCATATTTTCTAAAATCATTTTTCTAACTCTTAACTTATTTGCTAAAAGTCTTTTTTTAGATCTTAAGTTATCCAACTTTAAAGACTCTTTATCCAAATTATCTTTAATTGATCTAGCATATACCTCTGTCGTATCATAGAATGGAGTATCCACCACACTCACATCATACAGACAGTCGATACCAGTAATTCTTCGAGTATTTGTCTTTCTATCATATTCTTCATCTGATACAGTAAAGGCAAAACTCATTTTATCTAATAAACCACTCTTAATCGATTTATAAATATCTACATTTGATGTTGTATCTATTAATTCTGCTCTTATTTTTAAACCTTTTTCATCTATTGTTAATTGAAGTGATTTATTTCTTGTTCTTGCTAGAATTAAATGACTATCATCGTGATTATATTTCAATGGAACATCATCCATTCTACAATTATCAAATACTTTTTTATCTATTATTTCCGTATAATCTTCACCAAAGAAATTATGAGTTGCAGGGCTGTCGAAAGTTACAGCATATCCCTCAATTATCATTTTATTTTCATCTTCAGATCTGACTTCAACAGATTCACTAAAAAATCTAACTTCTTTGTTATTCATTAGTGTACTCCTTTCCGTTTGGTAAAATAAAAAGCACTTTTTCTGATTGTGCTTGTTCTATTTTGCTTAAATATTCTTTAGAATGATATTCTTTTAATACTATTCTTTTTTTAGATTTGATATCTAAATTTGCTTTTTTCATTTCTATATTAGAAACTTTTGCATTTTCAACTTGTTTTATCATCTTCAATAACCTCCTTATCTAGATTATTTACTTCTGTATATTCTTTTCTTATATATCTTTTATCTCCATCAACAACTGGTGGTAAATTCCAAATACTTAATGATTGATTAATAGTCAATTGACCTCTATCAAACATTTGAGTAGTAAAATCTAATTTTGTTTTATTACTTGCAAATTGAAGTCTAGAACTTTCGAATGTTACTCCATATCCTTTCTCTAATTCTTTATCAGTAAATAACATATTTGTTAGTACTTGACTTATTTGAAGTGATATAGGTTCTATTCTCCCCTCGTAAAATGCATTCCATTCATCCTCATTTGCTTTATTTTGAAGTATTGCTTCAGAGATATGAAAATAATTGAATATATTATTGTTTATATTCTTCATTTGTTCATTATCAATTATAAATGGTTTTGAAGATATTTCTTTAACATCAGAATATTTGTTATCAAATATCATTATTCCACCAGAATTATCAATTCCAAGATTTGCCTCAGTTAAAGCTTGTCTTTCTTTTTTCAAATGTTCTGGTGCTATTGTATTTGTAAGTCTTGCAAGAAATCTAATCGAAGCACCCTTTTTTATTCCCTCTTTAACACCTTGATTTTGTAAATTAATTAAATCAAGTGTATTTCTAAGTGGTGAATTACCATCTGCAAGATAATCTTTAGAATAAAAATTATTTCTTAAGTGTCCTACTTTTTCATATTCAGTTGCAAAATCTTCGTTTCCAATTTTATAAACTAAATAATCAACATCTTTATATTTTATAATCTTTGCATCTATGCTTCTTATCGGATATAATCCAACAATATTAGATTCATAATCATCAATATAAATTGGAACAATATATGCATTATTTTCTATTAGAAGTATATTTACTAATTTTTCTAAAAATTGTTGCATAGTCATTAACTTATTAGGTTTTGTTTGCAATATTTTAGAAAATTTTTTATGTTTGTTGTTTCCATTTATCACTGGATTTAATTTACTGCAATGATTAGAAATAGATGAAATAACACTTCTGATTACTTCCATTTCGTATAAACCACCATTGTAAGTAGTAAATGCTGGAGTATAACCGTTTAGAACTCTAAAATCATTAGTTAATATTTGTAGTTTTCTTTTTTCAAATAATTTAGAAAATAGCCCCATCTAGTTATCTCCTTTCTAATTTATACTTCTCAAATATACTTATATCATAATTAAAATGGGAATTGTGGGAAACTTAATGACATAAAAAACACCTTTATTTATCAATAAAAGTGTTAATAATTAGTCATTGTGATATAGTCTTCCCATTTTTCTTGCAGAATAACATATGCATCAATTAAGGCTACAGCTCCATCTATCCTTTGTTTTGTATTTCTACCCTTAACTGGTCTTATATTTTCATTTTTATCTACTTCAATTTGAGTATTTGTCAAACACCACTTTAGAATTGGATTGTTATTATAATTAAGTTTTTTTGCTTCTAATTCACTTGATAATAATTTCATTGGTGAAGACATTGTCCTTGCTCCTTGCCTTACTTCTAACATTTGAAAGCCATTTCTTTTCATTTCATCAACCCACATACTAGCACCCCAAGGATCATATCCTGTCCATAAAGTATATATCTTGTATGTATCTCTTAATTCTATAAACCATTCTGTTACATCACTATAATTTACTTTATTCCCAGGACAAAAACGTACATATCCTTGCTTTTCCCATATCTTATACGGAACTTTATCTTCTTTTTCTTTTTGTTCTACTTTATCTTCTGGAATAAAATACATTTGAGCAACATAAAATTGTTCTTCTTTTTTAAAAATAATAGTTGCACAAGTTAAATCGGTTGTTGATGATAAGTCTACACCTCCAACTGCATATATATCTTTAAAATTATTAATATCATAAGTTTCTTGATTGTTGATTGTTTCAAATGATAACCAAGAATTTACTCCAGTTTCTCTAATATTGAAATCTTTTGTTAATAAAGTTGGTAAAAACTTTCTATCGTTTTTCCCTCTTGCAACATTTTCTTCTAAAGCTTCTAAATCTTTAATTGTAGATAATCCTGGATTTGCTTTTTGCCACATTTTAGGAATCGTCCACTCACTTCTACTATCAAGTTCATATATTAAAGGTAAAAATCTATCATCTTTAATCACATCATTTAATACATTATCTCCGTATTCATACATATCGTCATATATACATTCACGAACAAAACCAGCAGTAGTTATCATTAAAATTAATGGTTGCTGTCTAGTTGTAGTTGATTGTTTTATAACATCATACAAATTTCTATCCTTTATAGAGTGAAGTTCGTCAATAATTCCTCCATGAACATTCAATCCATCAAGAGTATTAGAATCACTTGCTAGAGGTTCAAGTGTTGAAAAAGTCAAAGGAAAATATAAATCACTTTTTCTTTTTTTTATGTGTTCTACAAGAGTTGGCGACTGTGCTACCATATTTTTAGCTTCATTAAATACAATTCTAGCTTGGTCTTTTTTAGATGCTACGCAACAGATTTGTGCTCCACCCTCTTTATCTGCAAAAAGTAAATATAAAGCAATAGCTGATAATAAAGTAGATTTACCATTTTTACGTGCTACTACTAAAAGAACTTCTCTATATCTTCTAAAACCATCTTTATCAACAAAGCCAAATATTGCTTGTATAATCATTTTCTGCCATAAATCTAAAACTACATTTTTTCCAGCCCACTGACCTTTTGAATGTTTACAAAATGTTTCAATAAATTCTATAGGTTTACTAGCTTTTTTTAAATCAAAATAATATTCCTTTGGATTATTAATATCAAAAACAAGTTTATCAATTTGTTTTTTAATTTTAGCAGAAACAATTATTTTTTTAGATTTAATTAAATTACTATATTCTAATATATAATTTTTCAAATTTTAATCCTTTTGTAAAAACTTTTTTAATAAATCATCTTTATCAACAACTTCGCCTTTTGTTATTTCTATTAATTGCTTTACTACTTGTTGATAACTTTTCACTGTATCTCTATATTCTCTTAACAATGGATCTATTTTTACATATTGCTGACTTTTATTAATAACAATAGTGTAAAAATCATCTGTTTGTATTAAATTTTCTTCCATTTCTTTTGCCATAACTAACAAAAAAGCACATCTATTTATTAATTCTTTTATTTTTGGTTGATTAGCAATAGAAACATTTTTGAATATTTCACTAATTTCTTTTGTTGCTTTTTTCAATTTCTTTTGTTTATCAATTTGCTTTGCATTATCAAGTTTTGCTAATGATTTATTACTAATTTTTTTTACTTCCTTTTTAATTTCTTTTTTTGCAGTGTTCATTTTCCATTTTCCTTTCTACCCCTACCACCCCAAAAACCGTTCTGAGGTTTTTGGAGGTTCATTGGGTGGTTTATATATGTAGTACCCTATTTAAATTATAGGGGGCTATTCTTTATCTTTGTAAAACTCTATTGCTACTATCTTATCTAAGTTAATAATTATCTCTACACCATCTTTAGTTTGTAATCCTATGTATTCGTTAACTTCTAACTCGTCCATTATATCCTTTATTGATATGTTTTCTTCTAACTCATATGTTAATGTCATATCACTCGTTGTTAATATTATTATCTTCATATTTTTTCTCCTCCATCAATTGACCATTTGTATCAAATTTAAGTCCATCTACTGTTGCTTTTGCCTTCTCTTCTATAAGTTCGTGACAACTTCTACATAATAATTGTAGATTATTCCAGTTAAGTGTTATATCTGGATTATTTATGTTGTTAGGAGTAATAGGAATTATATGATGAACTTCTTCACCTTTTTCACCGCATAACTCACATATGCCAAACTTGCTATCAAAGAATGCATTTCGTGTTTTCTTCCAGGCTGAAGTATTATAAAACTTCTTACTAAACCATTTAGCCATTATTTAGTCCTTTCTTCTTTTCTACGTTCAATAAGTTTATCAACTGCTTTATCTATACTAGCAGATCGTAATAAACTACTTATAAAAATGCTTATTGCTATTACCCACATTTCTTTTAACTCCTTTCTTTATCAAATAAGTTTTTAATTTCTTTCTTGGATTAGTTCTATCAGTATGAAGATAATTAGCTATATCTTCCCACCTCTTCATTTCTATATATCTCATCCTGATAATTATTCTTATTTCTGATTCTTCTATTTTATTTAACCACTTCTCTAACTTCTCATATTCACTTAGAAGTGTTTCTATTTTTGTTTTTATTCTATTTTCAATCTTTTCTTTTTTTGAATTAATAATGTTGGCTGGATTATAAGTATTAACTCCTAATGGTAGTCCATCAGTTATTGATATCTCGATGTCTATATTTTGTAAGTCTTTTAGTTGTTGCTTTAAAGATTGTATTTCTTTGTTGATAAAATAATATTTATCTAAATCTTCTATTTTCATTCAACCATTTTACTCCTTTATATCTTCTCTCTTCTTTATTAATAAACTTGACATAATCACTAAGACTGTAAAGTTTTTATGTTATAAGACTTTTGTTAATTTTCCTTTTGTTTATAGTGTTTTAAGTAGTTTTTATAATATTTAATATCTTAAACTTTACCATTGCCGTAATCTTCGTAAATTGGGATATTTTTTACTAAAATATCCATTGTTTTTAAAAATGCTTCTGTAATTATATTTAACGATTTTATTAACTCATTAAATGCTTCTTTATATCCTAATCTTATTTTTTGTTCATCACCACTACATTCAAAATTAAAAAGATTAAATAGATTTTCAACTTCATCTAATGTTATTTCTTCATAATTAATCATTTTTAGTATCCTCCATTTTAATTATTATTTACTATCTAATTCTTCATATTTTATTTTTATTTCCTTTAATCATTTTTCACTTTAATTATTAACCACGATATTCATTCGCTTCTTTTTCCGTCCAAAAGAAATGTATTCCTGAAGCACATTCAACGTTATACATTAAATTAAAATCTTCTACTTCCATTATTTTGCCAACCTCATATATAAAATTATTATCGTAATCGCTCGCAATTTTTAGGCCTTTTTTTTCATTTCCGTCTATAGAAATTACTTTTGCTTTGTTAGTTCTACATTTCTTATTATTTATTGAAAATACAATTGAGCCTATTTGAAGCTCTAATTTGACGATTTTACCTTGGCATTTCTTATAAACAAAAGTTTTTTTGTTAATTATTTTACCCTTTCTAATTGCTTCTTTTTCATTTAAAATTGTGATTTCTAAATCTGTATTGCTTAAATTTGCATTGCTTAAATCTGCATTACATAAATTTGCACTGCGTAAATCTGCATGGCTTAAATTTCCACCACTTAAATCTGCATTACATAAATATGCACTGCGTAAATCTGCATGGCTTAAATATATATCGCTTAAATTTGCATTGCTTAAATTTGCATTGCTTAAATTTGCATTGCTTAAATCTGCACCACTTAAATCTGCATTATGTAAATCATTAAAATCTATCTCGATAATTTTATTATTTTCATATGATTTATAATAGTGACTTTCAAAATATGTTTCTTTGTTTTTTATTATTCTTACTTTCTTCATATTAT